ATTTCATTCTAGGTGATAACTTACAAGAGGCAGTTGTAGGAACTATTACTGAACAAGAAACACAACTACAACACTCTCCTATCATTGGTTGGGCATTTGACGGAAACCCAATTTACGGTCCTTATGGATATACTGATCCTACCGACCAGTCATCTGAAATTACAAGATTAAGAACTTCATATAGAGTTAAACCTGCTCTTGTACAAACTTCAAATAATCCATCTCCTGTAAGAACTGCAGGTCCTCTACTATCTGTTGAGGCAGCAGGTAATTTTGTTGAAGATTATGAGTATGTTTTCAACCTTGGTGATCTAGATCAGTACAATGGTAGATTTTGTAAGACACCTGACTACCCTACAGGTAGATACTGCTACTTTGTCACTATAGATGCTACAGAGGCAGGTAATCCAGAATTCCCTTATGTCTTAGGTCCTAGTTTTAACTCTGTTGTTGATACATGGAACTTAAGCACAAGTGCAGTGCAGCAAAATATTCCAACTGGTGTTGTAAGATATCGTGATCCATATGAGAATGTTGATATTGATGTTGAAAGAGCACCTAATGCTTCTACAAATGCTCTAACAACTGAAGATGGTGCAATATTACTCTTTGATCCAGAAGATACTAATAGAGATGGACAGATAGATGCTGAAGAATCAGCAGAAGTTAATCTAGGTCAATTATTTGAAGAATCACCTCTACAACTCTTTGATTACTTCCCTAAAGTTAGATTTGACTCGAAAGTTGATATTGAAGTAGAAACAACTAATAAATTTGAAGATGCTAACGTCACTGGATTTACTATTGAAAACTCAGGTCAATCATATCAGGTAAATGATAGATTAGTCTTTGATAATACAGGAACTGGTGGTGATGGTGCATCTGCACGTGTTTCTCGTATTAAAGGAGAAACAGTCTCAGCATATACTTTTGAGAGTATAAGTGGTAATAACTTTGGTGTTCTAACAACTTCTAGTCCTCATAATCTAGTTGCAGGTGATAGTATATTCGTTGACTATACACCTGTGATGGACAATACAAACAAACAGTTTACTGTTCGTCAATATAAAGGTATAGAAGAAATACAAATTACACAGACTGGTTCTGGATATAATACTGATATTCCTCCTACAATTATTATTGATAGCACTAGCGGTCAAGATGGTGAACTAGAGGCAATTGTGACAAGTGTAGGTTCTATTGATACTGTTAATATTATTAACTCTGGTTCTGGGTATACATCTAACCCAAGAGTTATACTTTCACATCCACAGATCTTTAAAAAAGCAGATTATTATCTATCATTCATTAATAATAACAATTATGTCAAAGTCAATGATACTTTCGTCAATGATAACAAAGAAGTATTCATCTGTGGTAAAACAAAAGATGCAAGTGGCAACGTTGTCGCATTCGTCTCAAAATTATCAGCAACTGGTGTTAAAGAATGGTCTAAAACTCTTGAACTCGGTAGTGGGTTAAATTACGCAGAATTTAATTCATTATATGTTGATGGTAATGATGTTTGGGTTGTAGGTATTAATAAACCAAATAGTAGTATTCTTAATGCATATAATCCTGACGTTATACTTTGTAAGTATACACAGGCAGCAAACGGTCTAAGTGCAACACTTGCTTTCCAAAAAGCATATGCAGGTATATCTGGTGGTACTCGTGCTGATCATATCACAATAATTAAGAAGTATAGTGATACTCGTTATATAATCGGTGGATACACAAATACAAACTCTGCAAACCCTGATGATGCATTCATAGCATCTATTGATACATCGGGTAATTTTGCCATTAAGAGAAAATTTGCTTCTGCAAATAAATCTGAAAGAATTACTGATATTATTTGTAATTACAACTCAGCAACAGGTGGACAGGATGTTTACTTCTGTATGGAGACTGCATCTACAGTTAATGCTTTAGATGTTGATGTTGCTGTTGGTAAGTGTCAGATTGGAGTCAATGCTATTACTGTTGACTGGATCAATACTTATGCTAATTCTCTACATTCTATGATAGACACTAGCATTGCTATAGATGAGTTTAATGAAATCTATATTAACGCTACATGTAGACAAAAAGCAAATGATACAGATAGAGATAGTATTTGGGTTGGTAAGATTGATAGTACAGGAGCACTAATATGGAACTATCGTTATCTAACACCTGGTAGAGATGTCACATCATGTGGTAAGTCTGCTATTGATTTATTTGGTGATCTTAATATTGCATATACTAGAGATAATAATACTAATGAATATAAGACTGTTGATGTATTAAAGATCGGATATAATGGTACAATTAAAAATCATACAACTACAGAATTTACTGCCGATAATATAGAGGGTCTACAAATTCATGGATTGGATGTTGATACATCTGGTGATGTTCATACATTTGGTCAAACATATTGGAATAGAAATGAGTTTGTAATACCATTTACATCTAGTGCTCTTACAGATACCACAACACATTATACTGCTGCTCTCACAAGCACAAGTGATTCATTTAGTTATGATACCTCTGGTGGATGGGGTAAGATATTAGGTGCCACAACTGCAGCACCAAGTGTTTGGACTAATACTAACATAAAATTTGCAGGTACAGATTTAGGACAGAAACTTGCAGGTGATTGGACTCTAGAATTCTTTATATTCAAGGATGCCACAAACAGTAATGTATTTTCCCAACCTAAAGAAACACTTTTTGCTATAGGTGATGCCACAGTATCTACTGGTGGACTACATTTATATTATGATCAGAGTTCTGCAGGTCCGAGTGGTCCTTTGACTCTGACTATTACTAATAGTACTACAAGTATTAACTCTGCAGGTAGTTCTTTAACATCATCACAAACAAACTTATATGCTGATAATACATGGCAAGCAATTGCAGTCACTAAGAGTGGTGATACATTTAAGGCATACGTAAACGGAATTGAGGTTCTTACTGGTACTATATCAGGAACTTCATTAGGTGCTAAAGATTTATACTTTGGTAATATACCTGGTGCAAATGGTACACTAGGTCAGTTTAGATCTAACGAACAAGGTCAATATCATATAGATCACTTACGCTTAAGAAATAGAGCAATCACACCAACAGTTCCTAGTGATATCCTTGCATTACCTACTGCAGGTGCATATGGTCTTACATTTAATTGGGTTGATGATGCATGGTTTGCAGATCATATGAGTCGTTATGATTACATTGAATATGCAGGATTTGGTCTTAAGAGTGATAAGAATGCTGATGCAACAAGATTAGGGAACCAAGGTAAGAAAGCTAATACTGGTATAACTTTCACAAGAACTGCTGTGACTCCTGTTATTGGTTCACCTCTTACTATCAATGTAAATGGTTATGCTCTTGGAGAGGCAGGTTATCAGTCATTAGACTTTGATGACAGTACTACAACTATGACTGAGGACACTGAGACATTATCTCATGTTCAAGATATTTGGAGTTCTAGAACTGCTACTGTTCCTTCACCAGGTTCACAAAAATTAAAAGTGACTGCAGTTGTTAAGGACAGATACTACTTTAAAGTTACACCTACAATTAAGATTGATAATGTTCAAGCATTGACTATCAATCAGGCATTTAACTTCTCTGTTGGTTCTAAGTTAGTTCTAAAAAATGATTCTGGTCAATTTGTTAATAGTGGATATATTATTAGAAAAGATGATGCAAATAACATTGTATACTTAGCAGTTAATAATAATGCATGGAGTAATGATCTAAACACTGGTCAATTATCTACAGAACAGTTTAATGAGCAAAGTAATTATGGTATTACTGGTGCAATACCTAATGATATCAATGAAATATCAAATTACACGTTTGCAGAAATCAATAATCAAACACCTGGTACATTTATTATCAACCTAGATGGTTTTGATTTAGATGGTACAATAGCAGATATACCTGCAACTATTGCTTTAACAGCAGCAGGTACAGGTTATCCTAATACTGGTGATAGTGTTGCAACAACTACAACCAATGGCGAAGCATCTGGATTGTTAGTTGACTACACTGCATCTGGTGGTGTTATACAATCTATTTCTATAGATTCGGGTGGAGCTGCAGGATCTGGATATAAAGTTGGAGACGAAGTAGTAGTTAGTGGTGGTAATGGTGATGCCAAGTTTACTATTAACTCTTGCACAGGTAATCTAGATTCATTCGCAACATTTAAACCATATGCTGATGCTGACTACTCTGTAAGAATAGATCAAGTTTCTGGATCATCTGCATATATTGTTGGATCTGTAGTCACTATAGGATCTGGTGCAATTACATGGAATAGCGATTACTCTCAAGCAACAATTAGTGGATTAACAGGTGTTCTTAAGATTACCCTAGTTGCTAATCTAACTAAGATTCTTCAAGCAACTGCTGTAGCAAATAGTGATGAGGTTTATGTAATTACAAATACAAGCCATTACTTAAATAAGGGTGATATGGTTTATGTTGATGGAAACCCAACACAAACTATAGGGGCTACCTCATATGATGAGTATGATGGTGCATTTGCTGTAGAAAGAGTTGTTAGTCCTTTAGAATTTACATACAAACTAGATCAAGCAGCTCTCACTGCTCCTGCTACAAATGCATCTGATGTAAGTATTTTTGTTAAATCACCGACATTAAAGATGTACTATGGTCATCAGTATTTGTTTGATCTTAGTCATTCATCTATGGCAGGTGGAAACTTATCATTTGCAAAAGATAATCTATACAAACTAGAATATTCATTCAACTCTATAGAAAGAGTTGGTACACCTGGTGTCACTGGTGGTGGACAACCAACACCTACAGTAAAGCTTAAAGTTGATAGAAATATAGTAACAAATATATCATATTACTTTGATCCATCAAGAACTGGTGATGATAGCCCAGTGGTACCTGGTAGTTATCTTGATGTTGTAAATTCTCCATATGACGGAACATTTGAGATAAGTTCTGTTGCAGGTGCTACCATTACTAAAGGTGCTGATATACTTAAGTTTCCACTCGCTAATGAACCAGAAGCTGCTGCAACTATATCTCAAGCATCTTACACAACAAGTTCTACTAAGGCAGTTGGTTCTATTGGTGATATTCGTATTGTCAATCCAGGTGGTTTCTATACTAAGTTGCCTATTGTTAGCGGTATTACATCAAGTAGACAAATTGAAAGAGTGCAGATCAATGCACCAGGTACTGAATATGCAGTTGGAACTTATAATAGCGTTCCTATTACTGGTGATGGTGAGGGTGGATTTGTTTCTATCACTGTTGCAGATGGAACTGATGCAGAAGGATCAACAATTCCTGGTCAAATCAATAATGTAGTTGTCACATCACCAGGTAAAAATTATACTACTGCATCGATTGATATTAACGCTATACCTGGCATACTTGGAACTGGATTGACTGGATCTGGTGCTGAGTTAGTGGTTGTTATACCATCAGCAGGTACAGGAGCATCTGTATTTACTAAGGGTGCAAATGTTGGTAAGATTAAGAAACTTAAGAACAATAATTTTGGTTATGATTATCCACATGACTACACACTACGCCCTGAAATATCATTCCCAATAAACGCACAGCTTACTTCTACAAGTATACTTGATAGTATTACCATTACAGATCCAGGTACTGGATATTCACAAGCACCTGCTGTTATAGTCACTGGTGGTGGAGGTTCTGGTGCTGTTGCTGAAGCAACAATTAAGAATGGTAGACTAGATGTTATTATTGTTAAAGATCCTGGTGCAGGATATTCATCAACTCCTACAGTTTCATTAAGATCTTCATTTAACTATGTTATAAACCTTGACTTAGGATTACTACAGTTTGCTTTCCCACACGGTATTGCAAATGGTGCTGCAGTCACATTAAATGTTGTTGATACTGGTGATGGTGCTGACTTCCCTCTATCTGCAGGTGCTGTTGGTAGATTAAATGGAAGCACAACTTACTATGCGATATCTGGTACTGCAAACTCACTAGAAGATGATCAATTAAAACTTGCTATTACTGCTGCTAACGCTGAACTTGGTGATGCTTTATCATTCTCTAACGCAGGTACAGGTCGTCAGCAAGTATTGACTGAATCATTCGGTGGTTCTGCTGAAGCAAATGTTATTACCTCTACTTTCTTAGAAGGAGAACTTGTATATCAAGGTGATTCTCTTGCTACTGCAACTGCCCAAGGATTTGTATCTACAAACTCTGGTTGGCAGGTAGGACCTAGAATTCTTAAGATTGTTGACTACACTGGAGACTTTGCAGAGAATCAAAGAATCACTGGTGTTATATCTAAATCTTCTGGTATTATTACTGATCTTAAAATTGCTCGTGGTGTTCTTGAAATTGGTTCTATCACTAGAACTACTGGTCAGTTTATTGATGACGTTGGTAAACCATCTGAGATTATTCAGAAGATTCAAGACTCTTACTATTATCAGGATTTCTCTTATGCTGTTAAATCTTCTACTTCTATCAGTGAATGGAAAGAGATTCTTATTAAGAACGTTCACCCTGCATCATTCAAAGTATTTGGTGAACTTAACTTAAATGAGTATGGATTTATTCCTAACAAAGAAACATTCTTCTCTTTAACTAAATCTGTTGAATTAGCACAAGAAGCGATAGTTCCTAATATACAAAACTTTGCTCTTGTAGAACCTGTTTATACTGCATTCAATAATACTGAGGTATTATTCAGACAGAAACGATTAACTTCTTCTGAGAATATTCTAACATCTGTTGTACAAAGAATTGATGATATATCATCTCTGTTTGATGGTGAAAGAACTTCATTCCCACTACAAGTTAATCAAACTAATATTGTTGCTAACGCAAACCAGTTAATGATCGTACTTAACGGTGTTGTACAAACACCTGGTACTGCATTCTCAATTCAACAGGACTCAATAGTATTCGTTGAACCACCACAACCTCCTGCTAGTGTCAAATATGTAAACGTCACTATTAATCTTATACAAACGGTTGATCTTACATTTACTAATATCAGTGGTATTTTCCCTAATGTTGGTAATACTGTCGTAGGTACTTCATCCAATGCTCGCTTAACAGTAACAAAAGTCACTGGTAATACTATCACTGGTTTTATAACTCAAGGAACATTTATTTTACCTACTGCAGGTGGCGGTGGTGAATTATGTACAGTTAGTGCTACTGGATTCTCTGCTAATATTTCTACAAGAACTGCTGATATAAACATCAATAATGTCACTACTGGAAACTTCCCTGCTGCTGCAGATGTGACTGCAGGTACAGTATTTACAGGTGCAACATCTGGTGCTCAGTTAACAATCACACAAGTTGTTGGTACTACAATATCAGGAACAGTTACTTTAGGTAATTTCCAAACAAATGAAATTATAACTGCTACTTTATCTGGTGGAGCAGCGTTCTCTGGTACAACTTATACTGTAACTGGTGGTGTTGCTAGTGGTGGATTATTCATATTTGGTGAGCAAGTCACTAACTTTGATGGTGATACTGCAAAAGTTGAACAAGTTAACTTACAGACAGGTCAGGAAATACCTCTTGCTCAACTTCGTTATACTGTTGGTTTATCTACAACTTCTATAGAAGTAGTAGCATATAGAACTGATAATACTGCTGCTGATGCTGCAGTCCCAGCTGGAACATTTACAGCAGGTAAAAACTATCAATTTGGATCTGAAATTGTATTAGTGTCTGCTATCACACAAGGTAGTGAGTCTACAACTCTTACTGTGACCAGAGCACAGAATGGTACTACTGCAGTTTCACATCAAGAAGATGTTCCTGTTTACGGTACTGATATATTAGTCACAGATCAATTAACTTTAAGTAAGACTGCAGGTACATATCAATCTACACCAGGTTTATTTGACATTCAACTTAATGACTATATTATTGCTGCACAGTCAGGTGTTGTAGCACAGGTCACTGCCTCAAGTGTATACCAAGATCCTACAACTAATGAGTTTATTGGTCAGGTTAATATATCACCAGGATCATCATTCTTCGGTTTACTATTCAACAGAATTACATCACAGACATATCCAAACGTTGTTCTTGATAATATTGCTAATTCTTCAGTTAATATTGTTGACTTTACAGATAACAATACTCCATTTAATGAAAACTTCCCTGCTACTGAACAAATTAACAACTATGTAATTACCTATGATAATGCTAGTGGTGCTTTAGCAGAGGGTGAAGATATTAGAAATTACAAGATAGAATATGGTAATTCCAATGGAGATTTTGATTCTGCAGAAGATGCTAAGATACGTAAGTTGACATTTACAAATCAAAAAGGAACTGGATTCTTTGTAGCGGGTCAAACTATTAGAATTGGTTCTCTAGCAGAAGGTGAAGGAACTAAAGCAGAAGTTGTTGGATACAGTCAAGCAAGAAAAACAGTTTATCTTGGTAAGATTGGTAGATGTCAGTATAATGGTCAAGATATACATGCTATTACATTTGCAGGTAATGCACAAATATCTACTGGATCATTTAAGTTTGGTGGATCATCACTATTATTAGATGGCACAGGAGATTATGTAAATATCGCTGCTTCTAGTGAATTTGCTTGGGGGACTGGTGCATTTACTTTAGAGTTCTGGGTCAATCCTGACTCTGCAGCAATATCTGGAACTGCAACTTTATTAGATCAAAGAGAAAACGCAACTGAAGTTGCTGTTAGAGTATATCTACAAGCAGCTCAGATTCGTTATAATGTAAATGGATCAGATCTTGTCACATCTGGTGCTACTACTCTTAATAATGCTACATGGTATCATGTTGCTATTGTTAGATCTGGTTCAACCACTAAGATTTGGTTGAATGGTGTTGAGGTAGGAACTGGAACTGATAGTAGTAATTTTGCTACTAAACCAATTAGAGTTGGTATGGATTATAATGGTGCTAATGGATTTACAGGATATATTGATGAATTAAGGGTATCTAATAGTAATCGTTATAGTTCAGCATTTACTTCTCAAACTGGAATACATCAGGGTGATACAAATACTAAATTATTAGTTCACTTTGATGGGTCTAATGGTCAAACATATACAGAAGATTGGTCTGGTTTTGTTAGTCCTGCTATCGGAGACGAATTTAATAATGATTCTATACTAGCAACATCTCGTACAACTGGTGCACCAGCTGGATTTGTTGGTAGAACACACAGATACTTAAATGCTGCTGATCATATTTTAACAAATAAAGAACTTATAAAAGCAGAAGCACTATATATCATGAAGCAGGTATTCCCTGCACATACTGTTAAAGGTGGAGATAGTGCTCAATTAGCAAGACTTGAAGTTCTCATACAAGCATTAGTAGACGACCTTCGTAATGGTAGTAATAGTCATATCTGGATTACATCTGCATCATACATTAATAGAACAACAAATCCAATATCAATAGCAACAGGAACTATTGAGGGTGATGTTCCACAAGAAGTATATGCAACTGAAATTGTAGAGAAAATATCTAAATTTGTTATTAATAATGTTCCTTGGGATATTCAAGATACAAGTCATTCATTCACACAGGTATATGATGGAACTCTAAAAGATTCTGATTATCCATCTGCTGTAAACTTTACTCCTACAGGTGCAACATATAATCCTGCTACTGGTGCTATGGTTCTTACTAGCAACAGTCATGGATTACTTTCACCTCGTGAAATAACTGCAAGTAATGCCACATATACTGCTACCACTGGTGTTTTAGGAATCACATCTAATGGTCATAATCTTCAGACTGGTGATAGAATTAAGTTGAAACCAAACTCTATTACCATGACATGTACATCAGATGGTAATACAGTATCACAATCTTATCCTCGTCCTGATGATCCAGCTGGACAAGGTTGGATGGAAGTCACCAGAATTGATGCTAATAACTTTAGTATTAATGTAGGTAAATCACCAACTGTAAATTACACAGTTCTTGATGCCACTTATAATGGTCAGACTGGATTCATGACTATGGACATTGGTGATAATGATCTAAGAACTGCTTGGAAATATACACCTGAGGGAGCTGCTTATAATCCATCAACAGGTGTAATGACAATTACTATCGCTAATCACGGATTCTATGTCGGTGATAGAGTAATGTTTGATGTATATTCATTAGTCTTTACATGTGCACAAGATAGTAATGCTACAGATCATCCATATCCTAGACTTACTGATCCTTATTACAATAAGTGGTTAGCAATAAGCAATGTCACCACAAATACATTTGATGTTAACGTAGGTACTTCAAGTAATACTACAACTCATACATTCCAGTATGCACTACCTAACTCTATGGTTCGTTCTGGAGAAACACTCAGACTTTCTAAAGATGCGGTATCATTCAAGTGTTCACAAGATAACTTCAAAACTATACACTCATATCCAAGAACTGATGATCCTGGTTATAATACATCACTCCCAATCTGGACTAATGGTACACCTCTAACTGCAACTAATGCAAGCTACAATGCACAAACAGGTGATATGGTTATTACCATTCCTAGTCATGGATTAACAACTGATAATGAAATTAGAATTGAATTAAATTCTCTAACATTTGCATGTACTAAAGATGGTAATAAAACAACTCATTCTTATCCTAGAGCAACTGATCCTGCTGCACAGAGATGGTTAAGAATTGAAGAAAAGACAGACGATACAGTCAAAGTTAATGTAGGTATTGGTGCTGTTGCCGATCAATATGTTCATACATTTGTATCTGCTCTTGAGCACAGCATTATTAAGAGAGATAATACAATTACAGTTAATATTGGTAAATCACCAACAGTTGCTTACATACCTACTGGACAAGGATCATATAATGCTACCACAGGTGCACTTGTGTTAACTATTGGAAACCATAGTCTTCCTGCTCCAACAACCCATACAGTCACAAATGCAGTCTATGTGCCTTCAACAGGTATCATGACATTGACTATTGCAGGTCATAACTTCTCTAATGGTGAGAAAGTTAAGATTGCAGATAACTCATTGAGATTTACTTGTGCACAAGATAACAATGCTACAAACCATGACTATCCAAGATCTACTGATGCTGTAAGTAATAAGTGGATTCCTATTTTCAATGTCACAACAAACACATTTGATGTACAGGTTTTAGATAATATTCCTTCTACTAACGTCACTGCTCATACATTTGTAAGTGCAACATCTGGTGGTGTAAGTAAAGCAAACTCAACTATTAAGTTAGCACCTAATTCTCTAGTCTTTACATGTACACAAGATAGTAATGCTACAGAACATTTATATCCTAGATCTGAACAAGATAGACATACTGCTACAACTGGTACATCTTATAATCCTGTAACTGGCATAATGACAGTCACAACTGCTGCTGCTCATGGATTTAGAGTAGGAACTCCAATTATGTTCCAAGATCTATCTCTCACATTTACATGTAATGAAGATAATAACGCAACTAATCATCCATATCCAAGATCTACAGATTATGCAAGTAATAGATGGTTGTTTGTAGAAACTATTCCAACTACAACCACATTTACAGTTCAAGTACTTGATAAGATTCCTTCTACAAATACAACAACTCACACATTTGTATCTGCTACTAAGGGTGGAATTATAGAAGGTGATCCTGCAGTCGCTGAGGCAATCCCTATTGATGCTGTTACAAGTAATTCTGTCACTATAAATGTTCTTAATGGATATACACCTTCCAACACAACTACTCATACATTATCTGGAGTTGTAAGTCATCAGTACACACCTAATGGTGCAACTTATGATGCAACAACTGGTGTCATGGAATTGACATTTGCAACCACCAACTTTACTCCAACTAACGCTACATACAATCCTACTACAGGTGATATGGTATTGACTATTGGATCACATACTTTAAAAATTGGTGATACAGTCAGAATTCAACCTAACTCAATTACGTTTACATGCACATTAGATGGCAATACTGCTCAGAAGACATATCCAAGAGCAAGCAGTAATGACTATGCGTATAATTATGATCTAACAGTCACTGATGAAACTGCAACTACAATTACAGTCAATGTAAATGGAGACGGAACTCCAATATCAGATCTATCTGCTCATACATTTGTATCTGCATCAACTAATGCTGTACAGCATGGACATCAAATTAAAGAGTACGAAAGAATCAAATTGGCAGATGGTGCAGTGACATTTAGTTGCTCAATGGATGGTAATAGTTCTAATAAAGCATATCCTCGTGCTACTGATCCTATCAGTGGTAAGTGGATGGAAGTATTCAATGTTGATTATAACAAACTAAGTATCAACGTTGGTAAATCTCCATTAAGAAAGTTCACACCTACACATGCTGATTATAATCCTACAACTGGATTTATGACACTTACAATAGGTCGTCATAATTTAAGAAGAGGAACTGCAGTTAAGATAGCAACAAACTCAATAACATTCAGATGTGCTCAAGACGATTATGCTACAGACCATTCATATCCTAGAACTACTGATCCTAACTATAACACTGCAGTCACAATCACTGATGTCACTGATGACACAATTACTGTTCAGACTTTAGCAAGCACACCTTCTACAAATACATCTAATCATATATTTGTTTCTGCTACTACTGACGCAATTACAACAGGTGGTAATTACTCACATACATTTGTATCTGCATCAAGTAATGGAGTTCAAAGAGCACTTGTTCAAACTGGCGGTAATTATACACATAAGTTTGCATCTGGACTTTCTAATGGTGTATCTACAGGTGGTAATTATACACATACATTTGTTTCTGCTACAACCAATGGAATTGATGTTGCAGGTGATTCTGTAATTATTTCAGATAACTCTCTAACATTTACATGTACTAAAGATGGTAATGCTACAACTCACACATATCCAAGATCCACTGACCCTGCATCTGCACAAGTTCTACCACTAACAGCACATGATGCAAATACATTTACAATAAATGTTGGTGCATCTAAGGCAGATGATCAATACACACATACATGGACTGCATCTGCAACAAATGCTGTCACTAAGGTATTCTATTCATTATCAGATTGTTCTGATGTTATCACTACTCAAAATAACTTAGTCACAATATTAACTGATACATTAAACAATGCTATACTAGCATCTCCTACAGATCATCTTGCTACAGTGACCTCTGTATCACCTGCTGCTGAATTTATTGGTGGTAGAGTAAATGGATTTAAAGAAGTACCATTCCCAGTATCATATCACGATGGAACTTCTGACATTATATACACAAATCAAATTGATATTGATGGACAATACAGATATAGAGATGCTGCATATCTAATTCGACAAAATGCTAGTGTTATCGTTGATAAGGCAACTTATGATATGCTACAACGTTATCCTGATCTAGTACTAGATTTACCAGGAAATAATAATGGTTTATCTGATGCAGGAACATTACAGAAGAAGACTGATCTAACAACTATTGTTCAAGCGATTGCTGATGATCTTGAAGATGGTGGTAATGCAAAAATTGTAGAGACAGCAAACTTCTATCTCGGAAATAATAATGAGATAAGACGAGTTCGTTTACAAGTTGTTCAGTCAATATATGCTCATGATCGTCTTGCAGTTTACATTAAAGAAGCAATTACAGGAGATTTAACTTATGACAACACAAATGATATTATTACAGGTGACTGGGATATTACTGGCAATAACGTTTCTACTTACTTTGATGCTGTTAAGACTGAGGTTGACGCTCTTATCACGACGATCAATGACATGATTGCACCTACCGATAATGATTTTGATATCGGTGGAGATAGATTATACTTTAATAGACAATATATTGTAGAAGAAGCAACTGGTTTAACATCATCAGAATTTAACTACACTCTCAATGGTGTATCTTATACTGCGTTTAGTTATCCTGGTACTGGAAGAACAGAAATAGTAGTTCAAAATAATTTAAAAGATATCTTACTTGCTATGATATCTGACTTACAAACTGGTGGTCAAAGTAGCACAATAACTGCTATGGAGACATATCTCAATGCTAGTTTACAAATTCAAACTATAGAAGATGAATTACTTGCGTTTATATTTGCTATAGAACAAGTTGGAGTTATTGGTGAGCATGCACTTAATAATATACTTCAAGATTTCAATAGTGGATTTACTTTACCAACTGGATATGCTGCGACAAAGACTGATGAAACTGCAATTAGAGATTCTGAATCACCAACTACCATTTCTAATGTAATTACTAGATTTAGAGAGTTAATTAAAATTGCAGTTAACTTCTTATCACCTGCTAAACTTGCAGGTAGAAGTGCTGCTAAACATGTTCTTTACAACTACAACTATTATAAGGAAGAAATTACTAATCAGGTCAACTCACAATTTGGTACTGGTCAGTGGATATACGATCAATTCCTTACAAATATCACTGATGATATGGTGCATGATATTGTTGCAACTGATCTTACAGATAAGACAACTGCATACGAAATCACATTAACAAGTAATATTGGAAATTATACAGTTGGTGAAGTAATACATTCAAGTAATGGTGCTTATGCAAAAGTATTAGAATGGAATGAAGATACAACATACTTAGTTGTTGCTCCATTTGTAGGAACACAATGGGCAAATGGTAATACTATTGTTGGTAGAACATCCAAGGCAGTAGGTGTAGTCAATACAGTTGCTGCAGGTTATGACTGGTATAACAAACCAACAAATGTACAAACTATTGCACATGCTAGAACATTAACATCTAATATTACTGGTCAGATTGCAGGTGCAAACTTATTCAGTAATCCAGAGGCAATAGCAAGTGATTGGACTGCAACTGAAGCAACCATTACAAATAACTCAATTGCTGCTCCCGATCTTACAATTACTTCTGAGAAAATTGTACCAAGCACTAATCTTGCACTTCATACACTTAACAGAGATTTCAGTCTGACTGCTTTTGAAACCTTCGACTCTGGTGTAGTTAAATTTGACACTACTAACGAGTCATTTGACACTGGTTCAATTTCTGCAGATGCAAATCAGACATTTACATTCTCAGCATTTATCAAGGCAGGTGGATATACATCAGTTCGTTTCCAAATGTCACTTGATGAAGGAACCTCTGCTGTACAAAGAATCTTCTTTGATCTTAACTTAACCACAGGAACTATTGGTTCTGTGTTCACACCTCAGGGTGGTATGAGTAATGATTCTGCAGGAGTAGTTCCTCTAGGTAATGGTTGGTATAGAGCATTTATTACAACTACATTCTCCTTTGGTTTCGCAACATTACAGAATAAGATCATTATCAATAATGCATCTGGTTCTCAAAACTATGCAGGTAATGGTACAGATGGTATTTACGTATGGGGTGTTAAACTTACTAAGAGTGCACTTGATCCTTATCAGTCTGGAGATGGTACAGTATTCTTCTCAGATAATGAATACAACATTAAACAATATGCCTTGAACACACTTCAAACATACATGCAAGCAGCACTTGATAATACACTTACAGAACCTTCACCTAATGCAGGATTCTATAAGTTCTATGATTCATCTGAAGCTGCAAATTATAATACAAAATCAATGAGTAGAATTATAAGATCTAACATTGATATTATTAGAAATCAAATTAAGACAGGAACCTACTATACACAAATTACATCTCAGAATGGTATTTCTGTTCCTACTAAACTATATGGAACAAGATCTCTACCAGTTGCTCTTGGTGGTGGATTAAACAATGCCGACTACATGTACGGTTTATCAAGTAATGTATATGGTGAACTTGAATCTATCGCAGAAAACTCAGGTAAAGTTGTTCAGGTATATCAAAGATTTAGAATTGATGGTGATATAACAGATGGTCCTTATACTATGAACGAGACTGTACAGAAACAAGGTAATGCTTCTATCAATGGTGTTGTTTACGGATTCTTTGAAGATGCAAACTATAAGTATCTTGATGTTAAGGTGACTGCAGGTCCTTGGGCAATCACTGATAATGTTGTTGGTGCAAATAACTCTACAACTGCTCAAATAAGTGCAATCGAGAGTCGTCTTCATATTATTGACTTACAAGGTAATTTTGTAGATAACATTCCATTCAAAGGTTATACATCTGGAAATACTGCACAACCTGCAGGAGCTTTCTTAAAGAACGAAGCTGCTGTCACAGATAATACTGGTGGTACATTGACTGTTGATACTGCAACCTTAAATGGAACATTTGAAACTAACTCTGTTGTTTATCCTGAGGCATCTAGACAATTCCTTGATGTTATTAAGTATGATGGATTAGAACTTAAAGTTGGTGCTAAGATTGCATCTACTGGAAATGTAAGATTTGGTATTAGTATCATATCCAGTCTTGCTACATTCCAAGTTGGTAATAGACTTTATAAGATTGCTAATGGTACTCAAGATTTGAATACTTATGCAATAATCACTGGTGTAGATATTGCAAATAACTTTATCTACGCACAAGAGTTCCAAGGAACATTAACAAATGGTGATCAAGTTGGTGATTATGGAGTAGGAAGTTTCCCACAAGGTTATGCAAATATTACAACTAAGGTTGTGACTGCAGGTTCTGCTTCTGCTACTGTTCAAGATGTCAAAACTGTTGGTACTTTGAAGAGAGTATATCTAAGTGATGTTGCAGGAACATTTGATGTCAATGATGCTATCAAGAGTATTGATAACTATAAAGCAGCAATCTCTGCTAAGGGTGATCTTAAAGCACGTGTTAAGAGATCATTCAAAGGATTTGATGGTGTTCAAACAACCTTTGATTTATCTCAGAATAATGGTATATCATATCTACCAGATCCTGCAGGACATCTACTAATATTCATCAATGGTATTCTACAACCACCAGGTGCTACAAACGCATACACAGCGTTCTCTAATCAGATTCAATTTACTGAAGCACCTGAGTTAGGAGCATCATTTACAGGATTCTATGTTGGTAAACTTAGACAGTTAGATGATATATCATTTGAGTTTGATTCATTGCGTCAGTCATTCAACTTGAAACGTAATGAGGTGTTCTACTCATTGACATTGACCGATGGTGTACAGTCATCATCAATTAGACCAGAGAACAATATTATTTGTTCATTGAATGGTGTTATACAGGAACCTGGTATTGGTTTTGAGATTGTTGGTTCTAGAATTATATTCTCAGAAATACCTCGTGTAGGATCTACATTCGTTGCGTTCTCATACGTTGGTTCTGAAGCGGACGTAGACGCTGCTGAGATTGTACCTCCTGTAGAACCAGGCGATGATATTAGAATACAGGGTGAGACTGAAGATAGAACAGTTGCTGTTATTGAATCTTCCAACTCATTAATTACATTTGATTATCTTGGATCTGTATTTGGTCAAGACGCAGTTGCAACTGCAGCACTAACGACTGGATTTATTAAACAGGTACAAGTCACTGGTGGTGGTTCTGGATATACTACAAGACCAACTGTAAGGGTTGACTCTATATCTGGTTTTGAGGGTAATATTAGAGCACTGGTTGGTGTTGGTGGAGTGACCTTAAGTAATACAGGTACTGGATATCAAAATCCAGACATCGCAGTTGAAACTTCAGTTCCAGATGATTGGACTGCACCAGATTTAAGTCAATATGGTGAAGAAGTAGTAGACCCTGAGATAATCACATAAATAACTTATAGCAAAAAACCTCTAAAAAGATGGCAAAACAAGCACTAGATCTTGGTACAGTAGCAAACGATAACACAGGTGATACCCTGAGAGCTGGTGGCGACAAGATAAATGATAATTTTAACGAATTATATACTG